TCAATTGTCGTGCCTGGGGCACGACGCAATTGCCAGCCAACATATTCCTTGTTTCCCTGTCGATAGGGAATAGGAATCATGGAGTAGCAGCCCGTCGAAACGAGCTGTCCGAGAATTCGTCCCACTGGACTAAAGTCCGTGGGATCGCCACCAGCCGCAATGTGGGCTGGCATCACGACCTGAATCAGATCGTGAAGATTGATCTCACCCTTAGCAAAGTAGTGAAGTTTCATAACTTCTCCTGTCTTTGACGTTCCTACCATTTGATCTGTTGGTAGTGTACAGTTCCGCGTGAAAGATGCGCGGCCCCTAGTTTGTCAGTTCTTGTTGTTTGGATTGCTTAGTTGACGGTAAACGCAGTAAGCTTCCGCCAATTCTTCGGCGGATGGTTCATCTACTACCTTCAATGTCAGCAGTTGATCCTTACAAAACCCCTTTGGTTCCCAGCCATTATCGGTTGGTTCCAAACCGTGAATGAGGATTTTACCAGATGGGTAAGATGTCACATGCAGAACCATGAAGTCCCGCATAAACCGCAGCCCGCCGTCGCGCTTTACAAATGTGACATTAGTCACCTTTCCCTTCCATGCTTCTGGTGGGTCGATGAAATTAGGACCATTGTAGTCAGGGCTGCGATCCACCTCCTTTCCAATCATGGCAAGGTAGATCATACCAATTGCGAGAACGACAAAACCGATAGCGAATGCAATAACCATTGTGCTTCCTTTCGTGTTAGCACATTTCTGAACGTTGCTGCAACAGCGCAGCCGAAAGCTTCCTCCTAGGGACCTACCTAGGAGGAAGCGACGGTAGTTCTGTTTACTTACTCGTCGTCACAATCGACCAGACATGGGTAACATACCCCATATCCGACGTGGCACGGCTTTGTCTTGCGGCAACCACTACACTTGCCGATTTCCCATTCGCCACAGTTTGGAGGAATGCGTTTCGTCAACATAATGCCGACTCCAATCAATCCAGGGATGATGAGAAAGAGGAAAAACACGATAAACAGAATAAACATCAGCATATTGTCTCCAGTCTACACAATAGGAACCCACCGCTAGGTCACACGACCAGGGGTACGGGGGGATACCAGCTATTGCGTAATCGTTCTACCCCGCCAAAAATTTCTGATCCCTAAGTCGATTTACATCGGAGCTTTAATAGGTTGGGTAGCTTGTTCAACTAGAGTTGGAACTCTAGTTTGGGTTGGTACTGGTGGTGTTGTTGTAACTGGTGTTGGAACTTGAGTTGGTACCTGGATGTTTGGTTTTTGATGTAATTGTTGTAATTGATTAGCATTAGTTTTAACCCGATCATAAACAGATCGTTTTTGCATTGTTTCTTCATACCTAGGAATCAAAGCTCTAAAGACAGCAGCTGCATCTCCATTATAATAATTATCTTGCATTTGCATAACTCTACCAACTGTAGAGTTTTTTGTTCCTGGGCTAGAATAGGGGGTTGCATCACCATATGCTTGCATAGCCATAAGACGAACTGGAATAGAGTATAATTCTTCTGGTAACAATGGACCTAATGCTTTATATAGTAATGCCGAAGTCGATTGATCTCTAGCTTCATTACCAAGTAAAGCAGCCCCAAGTTTACCAAGGTCTTTAACTTGAGTTTGTAAAGCACCTTCAGTTACAGCACTAATGGCCGCAGAACCCCTACCAGTAGCTGCCTGTAGTGTACTGTTGGCAGCAAGACCTACTGGATTGTTTGTAAACACGGGATGTCTGAGTACATATCGTACTAAGTCAGAAGTTTTAGTTGAACTTGGATCTTCTAACTGTTCCAAGACATCTTTATAACTTAATGAACCTCTTGCTAAACCTAAAACAATATTATAAATCAAATCTAATAAACCAGTCAAGAAGATATGGATTGCAAGTTTCCATGGGCTTGCAACACTACCTCTCCTTAGTAACTGTTGTGATACCCAGAGTGCTGGGTAGGATTTATAGAATGTCAACAAGTTTCTAGCAAAATCATTAGATACTGGAGCATCCATTGGTTTTCTTGTAACCATTGTACGACTTATGTCTAGATCCATGAATCTAGCCATAGCCATTCTTGCTTGTTTAATTGCTATTTCACTTTCTCTAGCCCCTAGTTTATTAACTCTAATAGGTGATCTACCAAAGTGTAGATCAGTTTCTAAAGCAGACATTGATTGATCTAGAACAGTACCTCGGTATGTTCCATAGTTTTGATATACAGTTTGAATTGCCTCTAGGACATTCTTCTCTAGTAAACCAGATCTAACAATACTGATTAGTACTTCTTGATCAATACTGACTTTTACGGAATCTGCTACTGCAATAATACCAGCAACGGTTGTGGGTTTTGATTTAATATACTCATCTCTAAACTTTTGTAATTTACCATTGCGTACAAGTTTAACAATATTACGATTAGCCACAGCTCCAGCCGCAATTCTAACTGAACGCATAACATTAGAGTTTGATCTACTACGTCTTAATAGAGATCGTTCCCACCATCCAAGTTTTTCAACCAAGTCACTGGTGGCATCCGAGTGGTTAAGGTTTTGAGGTAACATAGGTGACAAGGCTTCTTCTGTAGTCCATAAAGCACTTGCTGCTAGTTCATTGAGTTTTCGTTCTCTTAGTGGTGAGAATTTGTATCCAGCAAGAATACCTTTTTTAAATGACCACATAGGACCACCATCTGCTTTTTGTGGTAATTTATCATATAGATTCCAACCAAAACCTCTTAGATATTGTTCAACAGCAACTCCACCAAATGCAATAATATTAAGTAGAGAATTGATTATATTATCTCCGCTAGACATAGCAGCTAAAACTCCGTTAGGTGCTTCAACTAAAGCTGTTGCAAAGTTAATATTAACACCATATCTAAATGCAACTAATTGTTTTGCTGCGGAATTAACTTTGCTCATTGTACTACCTAAGTCTAAATCATCATTAGTTAAAGTACCACGAATTTCTTTATGAGCCAATCTTGCTCTTTCAATAGCATGTTGCATAAGAACTTTACTTCGTGTATTATCAATTGGAGTGCCTGATGCATCTAATAAATGGAAATTAGCAGCTTCTACACCAGTAGAGTTTGTTTCAGCTTCTAGCATATTAAGTAGCTGAGCAATGTTAAAGTAAGCTCCAGGAATACCTGAAAGTTCTTGTAACAAGATTCTTTCAACAAGGTCATATCCTGTACCCCGTGCTAAAGACTTGAAAGCTGAATCAATATGCCAATCAAATAGTTGCTTAAGTTCAACTGAGCCATTTACAAATACATCTTCTGCATTTAAGTGGAACGCATCTTTTCTAAACAAGTGAGAAGAAACCCCAACTTTACTTAAGAATTCAATAGCCAAGACATCATTAGATCCCATTGTATCAAATGCTTGTGGTAAGATACCAATAGCTTGGGTTGGGATATTAAACAAAGACATTGCTTGTTCGTTTGATTTAATTGAATCAAATTTTTCTTTAGTCTTAGAATCTACTGTTTTATGTTCAATAGCATCTGTGTAATCTTTTAACAATACTTCCATATTCTGAGTAGTCATTCCAGCAAATGCTTTATTCATAGTTACGTTACCTTCTCTAGTCATGTAACATACAGAATAAAGTTCATCTTGAATGTCATTCATAATAGCTTCAGAGGAGTTATCAGCATATACACTTATCTTTGAATATGTTCCAGTTTTAACTCCTTTGTCTGCAATCTTTCTAATCAAGTGATTTATTAAAGCTTGACGACCTGAAGTAACTACTGTAGCTGTTCCACTCTTGATATCATTCTTTACAATCTCAATGTATAACCAACTTCTCGTTGTTCTTCAGAAAGCAATGAAAAGTTTCTTAGTTTGATTGGAAACTCGTCTACCTTTAAATCTTCTCCTGGTTCTAACAATTGATTTTCATTCATCAATTCAACCATACGATCTCGCATAAGTTTAATAGCTTCAGATAGTTTTAGAATATATTCATATTCCTTTTTATCAGTTGTCGTTGGAGTTTTCTTAAGGGTAAGTGCTTCAATAACACTGGTTACAATTTGTAATTGCTTTTCAGGCTTTGTATATTCTGAGGAAATTTCACCCCATGTTCTTAAAACGTTATGGGCATACACATCTATTTGATGCTTTTGATTAGCAATGCCACCTACATTTGATTTAAAACTACCTGAGGTTGTTGCCGCAGTATGATCTAGAAGATCAGCAATTACAACCATGGGTGCAAATGGAGAATTCCATGTAAGTTCAGTTGCTGTTAATGCATTTAATGCACCATTTTGAATAACTCCTGAGATAATCTTTTCACCTAGTGGACCAGAAAGCCAAGAGTTTCTAAAGATTCCAGCTAATGTAAATGGCGTATCAACTCTATTACCACGTCTTTCTATACCCTTAGTGACAAAGTGAGAAATAAAAGCTCTTCTGTTTCCTTGTCTTAACATCTCACTTTCGGTAATACGTCGTTTACTTTTTGCTTGCCATGCAGTTAGATCTTGCATTTTTTCAGAAACTTCAGTACGACTGATGCCCATAAATGTAATTGCATCTAGTGCTCTACGATCTTTTGTTTTTGTTTCAATATCGTTATTTAGTTTATTGATAAGCACTTCATCTCTAGTGGTTACATCTTTGGCTACTTCAGCGTTTCTTAGTGTTTCTAAGGCTTGTATTTCTGAAGTAAGAATTGTAATTTGTGATTGCTCTACAGGAGATATAACCTTATTATTTAAAGTAGTTGCAGAATTTTTATATGTATTATAAACTGCATCTGGATTTCCAACATCTCCTCTAGCTACAAATCCATTCTCAATAACACCCATTACTGCTTTTTCAGCTTCTTGGTAAAGATCTGAATAATTAGGATCATTAGTAAGTTTAGCAAATGTAGTTAAGATATTCTTAGCCATTCCCTTAATCATAAAGAAAGCTCGTTTCCAAAGTGAGGTTGCTGCTGCAATACCTTGGAATCTAGCGGCTAAGGTGTTTAAAGTTTCACTGTTGCCAAATAAATCTTTTAGTAATACAAATGCTCCAACGTGAGCAAAGAATTCATCAGGATTAGACATTGCATAGCTTACCTTTGACTCTAATTCTTCTGTTGGCATTTTACCACTCATTGCAACTAACATCTCACGAACCATACCCCTAGATCTATTTGCACTAAACAAACCAACAACATTGTTCCATTCTTGGGAGTTTTGACTGACAAACTTAACGCGAGCAATGTGTAATAATTCTTCAGCAAATCTAAAGACCATTTCGGTTTCATTTGTTAGTTCGGCAAGTTTAATATTCAATCCAAGAATATATTTACCATTTCGTTTACTTGCTGACATAAGCGGTTCAGAGTCGGAACTATAAGCTTCAAATCCTAAGTTACGGATAAACTCCATATTATTTTGACTGAGTTTTCCAATTAACATTAGTTTCATATCACGAACACGAGCTGAAATAATACCATCTGCAACTAGTTGATCTAGATTAGCAACAATCTTTTCAGCAATGGCTCTATCCCCAGGATCTGCAAAGGAATCCATAAAGCTATCTGGATCAGCAAAGACCGCTGGGCTTGCTGTAATTTTAAATAAATCAGAAGCAATTTCAGGTTCAACCATTGGTTGAATTACCTCATCAGTTGCTTTCATAATACTAATTCGTAGTTCTCTAGAATCTGGTTTGTTTGTAAGGCGACTAATTTCAGAAACAAATACAGAATCTCTAGAAAGATTCTTATCAACAAAGTCTTGACGTTCAAGTTTTGCCTTTGTAATATAGTAAGCAGAATCTACTTCATGTCGTTCAACTGAGGTAGTGTATAACATAGCATCAAGAACGGGGGCTAGTTTTGTCTTAAGAGTCTTTACTTCTTCAGGACTACTAAAACCAAAGTAAGTAAATAACGCTTCCTGTGCTTCAGTATTACCAGCCAACTCAAAAGACATTGCAGCAAGTTTTAGAACTACAGTACTAGTTCTTACACCTTTGAATTTCTTTTTAACTGTTAGTTCTTTAGGATCAGTTTCTTTTTCAATTCTACCATATTTTTCAACAAAATCAGAAATCTTATCAGCTTGTTCATGGAATCCCGAAGCTCTTGCTTTGTTAATGACATTTATTAACGTAGAAACATATGGCATATCAGCAGTTGGAATAGTTACTGAAGTTTTTTTAAGCTCTGTAGTTCCATCCCTAGATACTAATAAATTTACTTTAACATTATTAGAAGAACCTTCGGCAGCTTCTTTTGCTTGACTTCCACGGTAATATGCTTCATTAACCATGTAAGCACCGAAGTCAATAACTAAACGAGGATTTCCGTTTAGATCTGTTTTACGGTAATCAGATATAATGATTGGTTTAGCTTTACCTGGATTAAGTTTATGCAACATGAGAAGAGCATCGTTCATATCTTCTTCATCTTCACGCATTTTTTCAAACATCTGAGCTTGTTCTTCTTGTGCTAGGATATCAGCATCTGATTTAATCTGATATAATTCTTTTTTAGTTTGATATCCCAATGTAAATTCAGAAAAGAATTTATTATTACCGATCTGATTTAACATTTGTGTAACCATATCTGGAGTAAATAACCACAGAGTACCAGGATTATCTACTAAAGTTTGAGTAAATACATTTGCATCAGTAATACCCTGTCTAGTTAAAGATTCTTCTGTTTCATCTTCTCTATACACTTGATCAGCGTTAGTCATTATGCGTAAAGTTTGACTGCGATCTAATACAAAAGTAAAAGTAGTCATGAGTTGTTTTGTCAACTCAGTTTTATTTTGCATTGTTTCTTGAAGGATTTGATTATACAGTTTGGTATCTAATAATGGATTAAGACTTTCAAGGATAATAAATCCATTTGAATCTTTCTTAACCGCAGGAGTATCCAAAGCAGAACCAGGAACTAATCGTGTTGCTATTTTTCTAGCTATCTCAGTACTTTGGATAAAATGGTAGACTTGCATAATCTCAAAGCCAAAGGACGTAATAGGAATAAGTGAAGTACCACGAATTCCTTGGCGTCCTTCTTTGCCTCTAGCAATAACACCAGCATCAATAGTTAAACCAAACTTCAAAGGCATTAAACGACTTACTTTGCCTTTAGTTGCTAACCATGTCAATACTTGAATCCAACCAGGCTCTTCTCCGTATAATGAATTAATTTCGTTTATGTCCTCTATTGATAAAGCTCTTTCATCTAAAGAAGCCATCAGATCAGTTACCGAGAATTTATGGTTTCCGCTAAGAGCAATGCTATTAATTCCAGCTACTTTAATTAAACCATCATGGAACTTAACCCGAGCTTCTTTAATTGGAAGCATTCTATCTAAGGATGTACTAGTTGGTGATGGTTTTTGAATCTTTCTAAGTGTTGATAAAGTAGGATACAAAGCCTTTTCTTTAATTCGTTTAATAACAAATAAGCGTGTCCAATCTCCCCTAGCAACTAGATCTTCTAAATTGTTTTCTTTAGCAAAAGCCTCTAGTGTATTTTGTAACTGAACAGCCTTTACTTCAATAGCATTTTTAGAACCCAAAACAACAAGAGCTCCGATATCCTCACTTGACTGAGGAATATAGGGCATTGTGTCTTTATCCCATGGACTTACGAATCCTCGTAAAGATTTATCAACAAAGTCATTAGGGCCAAAAGTATCTGGCTTATCTAAGGTTTTAGCTAAAGTAAGTGATTCATTGTTTCTAATTCTAGCTCTATGCTGAGCCATTGCTAATGCATAAATACCACGTTGTGTAAAGTCAATATCTGCATAGTTTGGTCGTAATGCACCAATACCATCAATCTTAGCGTCAAGAACAAGAGATTCTTTTCCTGTTCCACTTAACTTAGTACGCATACGAACTCTTTGACCTACAGTTCCCGACAATTTACGATTACGAACTTTACGTTCTTTATTGGTAATTGTTTCTCCATTAATAGTAAACTCATGTTCATCTGCAAATGAATCAAGATATTGAGCTTTTTCTTGGGCTTCAATTTCCCGAGCAGATCTTTTTTCAACTGCTCTAAAGTAACTTTGTCTAGATTCTGCCATCATTGGATAGCCAGTAAAAACTGGTGGTTTATAGAATCTTGCTAAATCAATCATAACTGAACGTAAAAATAAAATATCTATATCCCTAGTAGTTTTGGGTTTAATTTCTTTAATATCCCATAAACCAAATGGATTATAATCACTTCCCATTTCTTTTTTAAAGAGATCTCTTTCAACATCGGTTGAATCTTTAGGAGCCACAACTCTTGGTTGAGCATACTTTGAACCTTCTGGTCCAATACCATACCATCCAACCATGTGATTACGTCCGCTAGCAGCTTCTACGCCATATCTAAAGAATATTTCTTTATTTAACCATCGTTGATAATCTTCTTTATCAATATGAGCCGTAGATACTAATTGTTGTAAATCAATCGCATCTTCTTCAATTACATATGGGGTTGCTGCCCTACGTCTTAAAGCATATAACATTAGTTGGTTTTCTAATGCTTCTTTACCTCCAGCAAGAACAACATTTAAATCATACATAAGAGTATGGTATTCATCTGTAGACATATCTTCAACTGCACGGGTATTCCAGATTTCAGAAGCTTCTGTTAAACGAGTTTCCCAATCTTTTTTAATCTTTTCTTTTTCGGCTATTATTTGGGGTTGTCTTCTTACATCTATGTCAGAAATACCCTTAAATCTACCAAGACTCTTTGAAACTTCATCTAAAGACTTACTATACCATTCTTTTAATGATTTTAATCTTGCTTCCTTATTTGCAGCAGCTTTTGCTGCACTGGGTCCAACATAAGCTCTAAGATTATCTCGATTTGCTCTTTGTCTGTATTTTAATAAAAGTGCTTTTAATTCTTTAATATCTGTTGATGAAAATCCCAAAGCTGCATCAACAATAGACATGCTTTGAATCATATTTGATCGCAATAAAACAGAAGCTAAATATTCAATTTCTTCTTCGGTAAATCCTAAATCATTTGCTGCATTCTTATCAGACAAACCCTTCATAATACCAGGTAAGCCTGCTTGATACATTCTAGGAGTAATTGCACCTTTAAAGAACTCTTTAAGTTTTGTTCTATCCGTTGCAATATTATTAAGCTTAGGGCCAATTGACTTAAGTAAATTATGTTCTTCTACTGTAAGTTTATATTTATCTGGATTATCTAACATGTCTGGGAAAATACCATCAATAGTTTTTTCAGTACCATCAGCTTGTCTTTCTTTGTATCCAAATAGTAAATCATAAACTTTAAATCTAGGATCTCCAAGATCTTTTTTATTAACAATAATTTTTTCTGATTCTAGAGTTGCAACATTACCCATACCATCAGTCGCACCGAATTTAGCTAAGATGTCATTTACAAGATTTAGATTTCCATCTTGCATAGCTAACATCATTGCTAGGATATTGTGTTTACCTTGGAATGCATAATCGGTTTTATTTCCAATAGCAATTGCGTTAGGACCCTCACGACGAAGTAGTTCAATACCCCGTTCGACAGAACCAAGAATAGTATTAAACTCTTGGTCTGTAACCATACCAAAGTTAATCATCCATGCAAGTTGATCCATAGCGCCACCCATTAAAGCAGCTCCAGTTGGTCCACCTGGGTTAATAGCATCATTAAAGAAGAATACAGGAAGATCTTCATTTAAGAATCTTTGTGGCTGTCCAATACCAATATAAAAACAATCGTGATTAATGGACATTAGTAGTCTTGGAATGTTGTATAAATGTTCTTGTGCTATTTGTTTTTTTCTAGTTAAAGAAGGTATACTAGTAAAGACTCCACGAGCTGCAAGATCTGGTTGAAGACTTAGAATTTGTTCATTAACGATTGAAGCAATAGCATCGCTTTTTTCTTGTTTAATTGGTTTTCTTAACCATTCTTCGATCTTTAATTCTCTTGTGAAATCAATCTCCATATCTAACAAATGGTTTACACGTCGAATTAATCTAAATCCATCATATGCTGCTTCTTCTTTTGATAAAGCATGTGGCTGTGCCATATGAACATCAAGAGGATCTAAAACTGCTAATTCTTTTCGTCTTCCAAGAGATCCTTGAGCTTTAAACTGTGCTTGCTCGTCAATTTGGAATATTTCTTCAATACTGTGGCCATTATGGATTAAAACATCAGAAACAGTCATTCCTGGTTTTTGATCCATCATAACCTGAGCAATAGCAATTCCAACTTCATCTGCTGGTTTCCAGTCTATATTACTATTACCAAAATCAGCTAAAGTAAAGAAACCTCGAATTAATGGTCTTAAGTAATCTTTAATAACTGAGTTCCAATACTCAGCATCGGTTTCATCGTCAAGGCGTTTTCTTGGTTTAACTCTAGTTTCCAATGCTTTTCTAAAACGATGTTTAATTTTGGGATTATTAATTGTTTCAAGGAAGGACTTAAGTACTGCATTTTCGTATCGCTCTGGGCTAGATACTCGTTGCGAATATAAAACAGACTCATTAAAAGTACCTTCTATTTTAAAATTACCAGTTGTTGGATCTGATTCATCATTAATTTCTACTAAACCATCAGTAACACCATCAGTCTTATAATTTAAAGTTAAAACAAAACCATATTTATTAAACTTTTCTCTAAGTAGTGGTTGAATTGCTCCAAGATTTTCACTAGCAATATTTACAAGAATAGTATCAAACAAAACTTCTTTTTCTGCTTTGGTTGCAAGAGCTTGCTTAATTTGTTCTAGTTTTCTTCCATATTTAATCTCATTACCCATTAGTGCTTTTAACCACCAGCCAGTAAAAATATCCAATACTTTATGAGCATCGTATCCTCCAGCTTCGGTATATAACGCTGATTCGATTTGATCAGTCATCTGTGGTGTAATGTTTTTAAGATCACCTAATGAATTTTCTAAAGAATCACCAGAAATATGGGTTGTATCATTATTTAAAAATAAATTACTTAGTGGTTTTCCAACTGAAACTATAGATGGTGAGACTGATCCTTCACTGATTAGTTTTAATTCGCTTGTTTTTGAATTAAACATGTGTTCAAACAAATCAATCGTAATGTCAGCGTCATTTTCAGAATAAGCATCAAAACGATACCATTCTCCAGAAGCCTTAGCCTCATCCCATAGTGGTTTAATACCATCAGAACTAAGTTTAATTTCAGTTCCTGTAGTTAAATCAATAGGATAGCCGCTTGTAAATTGAACTCTTCCATCATAAGCTGTACGAGGAGTAGATTCTGGCAAATTTGCTTTAGCCAGTTCTTTAAGTTTTTTACCCTTAGTCTTTTGTTTTTGATGCCATGTTCTACCAGGAACAGCTGATGTAATATTTGCTAATAAGTCAATACTTCGAATAGCAACTCTTGCTAGTAAATCAACATCATTAACATGTTTCTTTAGTTGAGGAAAATCAAAATTATTACCATTATGAGTAATAACTTTAAAGCCCTCATTCTGGAAGTTTTCTAAATCTCCCAGAAACTTAGTTAGTTGATCCTTGGTAATAGGATCTCTATCAGGTGTAATAACAGACTTTGCATCTACTAAGACACCACCACTGTTTACTAAAATCTTTGTTTGAGGTGGATGAATACCATCTTTCATTTTAATTTGAATAGAGTAAACACCATCTACTTTATCAGTTGGATGGTAGATATTACCAAAAGTTTCAATATCAAAAGAAATTAATTTTGAATTATCGCCAAACCACAAAGGGTCATTAAACTCAGGCATGATATCAGGGTTTCCACCGTGACTAAGGATCATACCCCGACGTAAATTGATTTGATCTTGTGTTTGAATATCGTTAAAAGGTTTAGACTTAAGATAGGAAATTTGAGCACTTTGCCAAGCTTTGGGATTGATGTCCATTAACTTAGGATCTAATACCTGTCTGATAAGTTTTTCTGGAATTATACCATTAAAGTGTTTAAATCCAAATACACTGTATAAACGACGGATTGTTCCTTCAAGTGCTCGTACTGCTTCATCTTCAGTTTTAAATCTATTATGATCTGGAATAACACCTGGGGTTGCCATTGCTAGACGATCTTCAGCAGTATTAGCTGGAGCAAAGGAAGGATCAATGGCTTCAGGAGAGGATGAATCCACTATAGTACGACCCATTGCAATAGTTTCAATAAGGTTTATTGCTTCTTCTGTAATATCAGCAGGATCTTCTGAATAGAACCCAGCAGTTGCTGTTTGCATCATTAAGTTTTTCCAAAGACGTCCAGCTGCAATAATTTCTTTTTTATTTGGATTGGTTAAGTCTTTAGTTTCGCTTCCATCCGCAAGTTTAATAGGATCGCGTTGATTCACAATCATATTGTACGCGGGTTCACCAAAAGTTTCAGTAAGTTCCTGTAAGGTGGGTGTATTTTCAGTATCAAGTCTAGCAATAAAATTATCAACACGCATCTTAGCACCAGCTTCAGCAACTGTACGCATACGAGTTTGATGGGTAATAATTTCACTTGTTGATCTAGTAAGATTAGTTGTATCTTGAGCTACGGCTCTAAGACTAAGGTTAACCATTTCACCTTGTATTTTATTCAATTCTTGTTCTAATCTAAAGATAACTTCACTAAAGGTTTTATCCCTTGCTCCTAGACTTTTACCTAAACGATCTTTATAAGTTTTTGAGATAAACTCAAGTCGTTTCTTGTCTGATTCTCGAACTAACTTAGCGCCTTCTTTAGTTGCTTCTTTGATTTTTGGTGTTAGTTCTTTCTTTAACTTATAGTAAGTTTCTCGTAATTTTGATCGTCTAGTTGGATCAGCAGCTTTCCATGCTGTATATGCTCTATCTAACTTAGCTCTTAGGTTTTTAGCTGTTTCAACGTATTTTTCAATCTTAGATAATAGATCTTCTAGGTCTGCTTTAAAAACTTTTTCAGTTTCGGTTATAATAGAAATATCAATTTTTTCTGCTATTGCTAAAAGACTTTTAATTACAGCGGCTTTAATCTCACGTTCTTTAATTTTTTCTCCGAGATTATTAGCGTTTTCTTTTCGTTTTTCAAGTTTGGTTTGTTCTTTTAATAGAACATCTTGAAGATCTTTTACAAATTCTTCGTTTCCAAGTTTTTGATGTGCAGTAATAAGTTCATTAATTCGATTAATATGTTGATATTGAACTACTTGGTAATTTTCAATATCTAATCCACTCTTTTTAACAAGTTCAAATAACCTTTGTTGTTTATCTCCAACAATTAATCCAAAGGTTTCTCGTAAATCTGCTTTACCAATACTATCTAAAAACTCAACATAAAAATCTCTACTTGGTGTGGAGAATCTAGTAGCAATTGTATCCCAAATATCTGCTAATTCATTCTTTTCATCTTCGGTTAATTCCTGGGCTATTGGCTTTGGAAAAAGTTCATTTAATACTTTTTCTGAAACTGGATTAGATGCTGCTCGGAGTTTTCCTCTAATAATTATTTCAGCTGTATCAACAGGAACACCTTTAGAAATTAGTCTTTCAAATTCTTTAGTAATATTTGGAATGTCGCATAACATATTTTAAATTCTCCTTATGAGCAATTAATCTGTGTTTGTAATTCTTTTTTAAGCTCTTCTTTATCATATAATGGAGCTAACTCTATCAATGCTCTGGCTTGTTTTTCGCTGTCTTCTTTATGTATATTAACAAACGAATTAACATATCCATTCGTTTCTATATCCACGGATTTAAGTAAAGTTGAGAACTGTTCAAAAGTTTCTTGAGATAATGCAGGTTTTTCCTGTACTTTAGGTGTTGTAAGTGTATCTATAGGAGTACCTTGAGTAGCCCCAGTATCTATAGAAGTACCTTGAGTAGCCCCAGTATCTATAGAAGTACCTTGAGTAGCCCCAGTATCTATAGGAGTACCTTGAGTATCTTGTTGATTTTTTAAATTCTCTGAAAACTCTTGTAATCGTTTTACAGGTTCTTGTAGCGTTTGTAATAAATTATCTGTAGCAGCTTGAATAGAGTTGTTAGTTTGTGGGTCAATTTCAAAAGACTCTATGGTTTCTTGTACAATAGGAAATACTTTAAAGAATAATTTCTGTTGTTTTTGTACTTGTTCAATAACATCTTTACTAACAGTTTTTAAACCTTCAGCAATTTTATTATCTAACTCTTCTTGAAGTTTTTCTTTTTCTTCTACTGGAAGATTTGGATCTTCAAGTTTTTTTACTAACTCTTCATTCTTTTTTCTAAGTTTTTCTGTTACAAGACTATCGTGTTGTGTTTTAAAAAAACTCAAACCTAATAAAGAGTTATTATTACTTCGACCTAAACCACCTAAAGTTGTAATTAACAGAAAGGATTCTGCAAGGTTTTTGTTTAACTGTAAAGTTCCATCCTTAGACTTAATAAATACACCTTCATTAATCGCTTCATCAATATTATTTAGTTGTTCTTGGTTTAGTTTATTTTGTCTATAATCAATATTTAGTTTTTCTAGTGTCTCACCAAATATAATTCCAGCATCCAATAAAGATGTTGTATTTAGTTTTCCACTAAGGGCACTTACTTGACTACCTAAGTTAGACAAAGATGTATAAGCTTTTTCAATAGATTCATAACCCTCAGATGTATATTTACCAAAGGTTCTTTCAAACATTAAACCTCTAGTAATTTGTTGAATTCTCATTTCTTTTGCTATAGGGTCTAAATCATCAAAACTACCTTGTATGGCAGATAAATAAGCATTAAATTCTCTAGCTCTAGATGGATCTAGATTAAAGAAACGTGCTCCTGCGTTAATAACAGCATTAGGACTATTGATAATCTTAGCAGTCGCAAAGTTTAAAGGAGCAAGGGTACCACCTAATATTGGTTCCATAATAGCACCAAAGAGTGCTTGTTCAAATGTATTTGCTAAATCTAAATGAGATCTAAATCCTAAAGAATAATCATATCCTTGATTGATTAAACTTGTAACGCCTTCTTCAACAAAACCTTCTACAGCTTGTCCAGCACTCCAAAGTGCTCCTGTTTTAGCTACACCTTTAGCAAAATCAGCACCCTTTAATGAACTAAGATTAGTTCCTTTTATAGTATTATTCAATGCCGTTAATCTTGGAAACTTAGTTCCAGCTTTCTTAGCTGCAATTTCTAATATAGTTCCAGGAAGATTAACAGGTAACGCAGCGTTTATTCTCTGTAGGGTTTGTCTGACAGCCATAGCTCCTTTAATGCCAGACCTAAAGTTATTAGACGAAGTTGCTGCTGTTCTAGTAGCACCAATCACAGCAGATCGTGCACTAAGGCCAATTGAAAAAGCTGTACTAGCACCAGCAGTAGCAACCATAATAGCGGTTTGTCCTACAGCATCACCAGAAGTTAAGGTACTGTAAATTGCATGTCTTGCTTTTTTAACATATGTCCAGTATGGATGTATTTGTTGATGAGTTTGTAAAGTTCTTGCAATTGCATTATTAATAAATACCCCATTAACGTAAGACCTAAACTCACCAGCATTTTTAACGCCTTTTAGATATTCCCAATCAACACCCTCGTCTGTCCATGCTTTATAAAGAACTGGATCTCTAGTTTGAAGTTCATTAACCATTTCAGATCCATTAATTTTATTAGAACTATGTAAAGCAATCCATGCTGGGTTTGTTGTTTCAGGAGAAACTAAACCTTCAATAGCATCCAAAACAGGCCAGAGAGAAAGATCTGTAGCTGCTGAACCCCACGGCTTTAACAAATATCTATCAAAATTATTAACTATATTAGATCCAACTCGTTCATTAAAAAATGATTCTTCAAATTCATTTCGTAATAAAGCTTTAATACCTGGTGATTTAGTCCGTTGTGCTAATAAAACGCTTTCAGCTAAAATTGGTGCTTGTTCAAGACCAAAACCAACAATAGTATTAGGAGTTACAGGATCGTCTGGGTTAAATGAAATACCCATAGTATCAAGATTAATACCTGCGGTATCCCTAAGGTCTTTCATTAATAGTGTTGTGCCATCTGGTTTAAAGTATGTTCCTGTTGCTAGGTCTAATTGAAACATAGGAACAGTTTCTACAATTGGTTCTAATGCGGTAGATGCATTAAAAAGATCTGTGTTCATAAAAGCATTTGTTTGTGCCCAAATAGTATTTTGGTTTGTAGTCATTAACTCAAGTAATTGACCATTGTAATTTGCTACAACATTTGCATCATGAAAACCTAAAGTTCCCATTTTAAACTTACCACCTGAGTTGGGATCGTAAGATAATAATCCTTTTTGATCATAACCTAACTCTTGGGCATAAGATTCAATTACTTCTTCTTCTTCGTTTTTTCTTTCTTTAAATCTTTTAAAGTATTCAGAAACTTCGTTAGCTTTGTTTTCATCCGCTAAAGCAAGTTCTTGGTTTCTTTGTCTTTCTTTAACAGTTGCATCAAAACCAAACATTAACATAGTTTTTCTAATGTTTTCTCTATCAACAGGACCAAAATAAACAGAAGATTCTTCACTAGGTTGATTGTTTGTAGTGGTTAGTCCTAAATTAATAGGGTTATTTGTAAACATACTCATAGTTTAGTTCTTCCTAGTGTATCGCTCAAAGTTGTTTTTGTCTTTGATTTGTTATCTGGTTCTTGTGGGCCTTGAAGTCTATCTAATTCAAGCATAGTTTTAGTCCAACGAACAAGGCGTCTATGGTTTACAGCACTTGCTGTTGACGTAGTTGGTTGTGATGGTAAAGTGTAAATTGGTATATTTTGGTGATTACCGTTTTTATCTCTATAGTAAATAGAAGCTTGTGTTCTAGTTGGATTTGTAGAGAATCTAGCAGTTTTATTTACTTCGTTTAAACCAAGTTTTAATTCTTGTAGTTTTTGGGTTACAGTCTTAAATGTTTCTGGATCTATTCTTTTTAACATTTCAAAAACTGTAACATCAGAAGCTCCTACAGTTTGTTTTGCAAGTTCATTATTCATTGCTTGTATTTCGTTTGATTTACTTTCTAATAATTGAATACCTTCAGGAGAAACATATGTTTTTATTAACCAGTCTAAGTTTTCTTTTGAGGCTGGTAAACTAAGAGTCGAAGCAACATATAAATCAACTGGATCTAAACCTTTTCGTACTCCACGACGACTTTCAAAAGTAGTACCATCACTAAAGGCATTTTCAAAGTCACTTCTAAATAAAGATCTTGCATTAGGATCAGAACTCTTATCCATTATATCACTCATATCAGAAAAGGAAAGAGGAATACCTTCAGGAAAAGTAGCCTGTAGTGCTTGCTTAAGAACAAACTCAGGACTTCTTGTTGATGCAGAAGGATCATAACTAGTGTCTAAACTTGGTAATGTAGTTCCTTGTCTAATAATATTTGGGGACCAACCAGGAAACATATAATAATTCCAGTTTCGTGCAGCAAATTGTACACTGTAGAAAGGAACACCACCTAAAGATGAGTTTCTTAGGTTAAATTCTCTAGTTGTTTCTGATAAAGATCTCATAGCCTGAATACGATTTGCTGCATTATTTGCTGTACCAACTGGTAATTGATCTGGAGGAACCGATTGTTGTAGTGAAAGTAAAGTCATTAAAACACCTTCAGCTTCTCTACGATCTGTTTTTCCTAAAGCATCAAAGTAATAAACAAGCTTTTCATCCACTGAAAGTGAATTAAATGGTTTTGGATCTTGGTTAGGAAGTTGAACCATCATACTTCCATTATAAGTAGGAGGTAAAATATTTCCTGTTTGGGCAAATGATGAATTACTAGCAAACATAGGGCTAATAAGGTTATATACATTTACTAGGCTTTCTTCTGGAGTACGTCCTGCTATACCAAAAGCTTGAGCAACAACCTGTGTTGTTTTATCCGAAACTTTTTGTTTTTTAAAATCCTCTTCATTAAGTCCATAAAAACTATGAATTCTTCCTGTTCCAATTTGCGTAATAAAATCAGAAGCAGTTTCTGAAGTAGACTTAGCTTCAGCACCAGGAATTACAGATATCTTTTCTGAAGGGTTGCCCATTACTCTAGATGCTGCTTGTACAATAGATAAAAACTGACTAGCTTTATTATCTACTCCGCTTACGCTAGTTGGAATATCAGATGTAGCAATAAACTTTACTAAACTTTCAAAAACTTTATTACCTTGATTAGACATATCAACCGAGAAATTAAAGTTTGTTCCAGTTAACGCTAATCCCCGTGCAACAAATAATACTGGATAAAGTTCATTTGGTTTTACATTAGCAATAGAACCATTACCAAGTTTTGCAAATTGTCTTCTAAACTGACTAAAGAACTCATTAGATGTGCTTTCTGGTAGTTGATGCATAGTTCGCGCAATCATAGCAGTTCGTAAACCTAACCAATTGCCTGTATTAGCTAAGTATTCAACACCATCATTTCCTGTGGTTGTCCACTCTTGATTAGCTATTGAATCCCATGATATTGGTTTAGTTGGATCAAGAACAGTCATTCCTTCAAGATTAACACCATAATATTTATTTACTTCTGTGTTAATTTTTTCTATAGTCTTAAATCTTTGGGTTTGTTCCTGAAATGTTTGAGCTGATTGTGGTTTAAGATATAGTTCTAACTCTTGTTCAGTTATCTTACCAGCAGATACTAAAACATTCAAAGCAACAGTGCGTGCTTCATAATCTATTTTAGCTTTAGCTTTTATAAGCGTATTAAAATCTTGGTAAGCTTCGGGACTTAGTTCATTTAGTCGGCTTGGATTAGCACTATAGGCATCTACAGCATTCAAAAGACCTGGATCACTAATTAAGGCTCCTAAAGCACTTTCAGTTGTTAGGTATTTTCTTTTATCAAGGGTAGTAGCAGTTCCACCCTTTGGAGTATTTTTAGCTTTTGCTTCTATAATATTAACAACATATCCACGAAGTTTTTCTATAGCTTCGTAAGATAACCCAGCTTTAGTAAATGGGACAAGAACATCTACATTTCCTTCGTTAATCATTTGTTGAATAGTATCTGTTCTAGGCGTAACAATAGGCTGTCCATTTGCATCTTTAATTATGTTACCTTCAGCATCTCGTTGCTCTGTAAAGAATACAGATTCAATAAGGTTTCTTGCTTCTTCTGGTGTATAACCACTTTGAACTAAGTCTCTAGTTAATCCAAGTTTGGCATCGAAATCATCCACAAAACTACCTAAACTTGTTTTTAAAGGAATATTAGAATCTAAAATAATCCCATCAATAATTTGTTTTGCTGAAGACTCTACAGAACTTAGTAATCCACCCCACAATTGTTGTCCCTGTTTAGAAACTTTAAAAGCACTTGAAAGGTATTTTACAGTAGAATCTAAATCTTTAAAATCTGAAGTTTTAACTTTTAATACTCCATCTAAACCAGGGCCAAAAGACTCTTTAAATAGTTTATCTACAATTTCTAATTGTTGTGCTGGAGGTAATAAAGTAAAAGAAGCAGCATTATAAGTTGGATACTGGTTAGTAGCTAGTCCATTATAAACTTGTGTATAAGCATCTTTTAAATATTCCACTTGCTGTATATCATTCATATTAGAGAGGGCAGCTCTACTCTGTTCTCCAAATGTCTTTAGGGTTTGTTGATTTGGAGCTGAAAGAAACCCTAATGAAGCTGAAGCTGCTAAAGCTTGTTTCATTCTATCGTTATCATTTTTCCTAAGTAATCTAGATGCATTCCAAAAATCAGCTTCAATCTTAGGTAATATTTCAGAAAGCTTTACTCTTACTTGATATTGGATATCAGGATCAAAGGTAGAAACCATGTCAGCAGTAGCGTCATAAAATTCTTTCTTAAGTACATCTGCATGTGATGATCTATCTGTATATGAATAAGCTTGTTCTAAAAGAGTAACAACTTTTGGATTTATTTTCCTTGCTTGTTCAATATCCAATGAACCATCAGCCAATCCAGATAATAAGTCCGAAGGAAGAGAAAACTCTTGTATTTTTGCTCCCAATAGTTGATTGGTTACAAGCATTTGTTCTTGTTCAACTAACTGAGCTGTAGTTGCATTGCGTAAAGAGGTATAAAAGTTTGAACCAACTAATGAAGGATTGTTTTTAGCAAATACTTCTAAGAATTCATCTGATAAAACAGGACCCATTTTACCATCAAACTTATCCCATTCTTTTGCCTGAGAATTATACTCATCTGAAACAAATTGTTCAAAGGCATCAGGTCCCCATGACTTTGCCATTCGATTAGTTAACTTACGTTTCCATGCATCACCAGACAAAATAGTAGAGTTATTTTCTAAATGTTTATTAAACATTTGTACTTTTTCTCTAGGATCAATCTCCAATGCATCAATTCTTTCCCACTCAATTTCACTGTTTTGAATTGTTTCATTTTCAATTCTTTGGCCTATATCAGCAAAAATATTTAAACTTTGTTGTGTTCCCGAAGCAATTTCCGCTAATGCTTCATACATATAAACTTCAGAAGACTTAGCGGGTAAAGCTGACATTTCGCCAGGTCGGAATTGTCCTCCTGAAAAAGATGATTCTTTAAACTCAACAGGAGTTCGTTGAGCTTGTAATGGCTCAATGGGTTGCATTTGTAATAGAGATTGAATATTTGCTCTTGACATTAATTGCTCCTTATGCTAATCCATATCCACCAGAAACACTACCAAATGTTTGAGGAGTATTGCTAAAGTTTCCAGCACTACTTGATGAACCATATCCACCTGTACTATATTGTGGTGCAGAAGTAGTTGAACCAGTTCCACCACCACCACTTCCAGCAGCTCCTACAGCAGCACCAGCAAATGCACTACCAATTTGTAAAGCACCAGAAATTATACCAGCTGTCTCAAGTGCTGAGGCATCTTCTAACATAGGTGCATCCATGTAACCCACAATATTTGGCATAAATATATTTTCAGTTTGTGCTGACATTTGTGCTCTAAATTCTTTATCAATATTTGATTTTTGCATTTGAATATTTTTCTTTAATTGAGAAATATTATTAAGAGCATCTAATGCTTGTGCAGTTGCTAAAGAAGCATATAAACCACTTGATGGCGAGATTCCACTACTGCCCATAGCATTTAATAAAGAAGCTGATGTTTGAGCCTTTTGTCTTGCGAGTTGACGATGCTGAAAACTCTCAATTTGTTTTAGGTTTTGTGTAGCTTCATATTGTGTTGCATAGGCAGACTCAGCAATAGCTGCATTTCTTTTAGCTTGTTGAGCAAAGTTATAGGTAGACATAAACTGTTCACGGGCATTAGCAAAAGTACGTTGGGTGTTTTCTTGAATCCACCGTTGTGTTGCTTGTTGATTCCGTAAACGAGCAGCGGCTCCTTGAGCCATTCCTCCAAAAATTGAACTTGCGCCCCCAGCAATTGCACCACCGAGGGCTATGACGGTCATTGGTTCCATGTGTTATCTCCTTACCAACCCCATTGTTTATTAGAGTTTGTTGATTTCTTTTTTTGATTTGTTGCAACCACTCGGGTTGCTCCAGAGCAAGGAACATAATCACTGGCTCTAAAATTATTAGCCCAGTCTTTAACTCTTTTTTCCCATTCTTTTTGTTTGATATCTTCGGATGCCTTGCTTGTATCCAAAGCCATATGGGATTTATAATACTCTACGGCAGCAGATAATACATCCACCCGATCATCATGCTTTAAGGCCCCTCGGCCCCTATGTAGTCTTGTAATTTGCATTTGATTGTTTTGATCTTTAATTGCTTTTCTAGATATAACCAATCTATGCATTGCCATTACAGGCTCAAGAGTAGATATAATTCTTAATTCTTTTTGACCTGTAACTCTATATTCTTCTATACCAACCCTACCACAATGTTGGATTAGGAATGGTGTAAGTACTTTAGTAAACAAACCATCACCAAAGTTAGACTCTACCCTAACTAGGGGAATCTGATATTCATTAACTAATTTGGCAATTTTCATTAAAGTTCCATCATCATAGCCACCACTAATGCCCAGTAGTTCGTGTATAAAAATAGTTCCACTAAGGACAGATGCTACACAAAGTCCTGTTTCGTCTGTACCTCGTCCACTTGGGTCAATACAGAGATGCATGTGTTGATACTTAAGGTAGTTATTAGACACATGCATAGGAACTGGAACTATATCTCCTGCAATTCCAAACACAGGAATTCCTGGCATTGGGTTCTGACCTTGCCATACAATTTTATCTGGACCTACCTCTGGATCTACATCTAATACCACTAGGTCCCGTAACTTAAGAGGATATCTATCTTGGTCCGCTAAGCTGGTAATAAGCTTGTATTGTAGGGCATAGTGACTAGGGCCGATTTTAGCCGCTCTGGAGGCTAGCTCATCTCGGTCGAATCTCTCTGGCTGTGTAGCGTCCCCTGGCTTTATATCCAATCCTAGGACCCAAGGAGCCACATCCTCGACCTCATGGGGTACGGAGATGTCTGGCATCTCGGCTGGATACTTAATCATAGGGTAGGATTCTTTAAGAACATTATAAACAGAGTCCTGATAATGGGGAGTACCTAGGAAGATAACTCTTGAACCTTTATTTCTAATAGACTCTAATTCTGCTAGTTTCTTAAGTAATGTTTCTTTACCTACTGGGGTTTCATTTTTACCCGAAACCTCAATATCGTCAAGTACTACACGGTCTGCGTGTAGACCTGTGATCTGTCCTGTGATACCTCTGGCAGCACAGTTTAGATCTTGTGTAAACTTGGTTCTAACCGCTAAGTTAAAACCAAGTGCGTTATCTTTATCCTGATCCCGTGGGATCATGAATTGACAATACGGAACTACCGATAAGATCTTTCTAGCTTGTGAGACAAAATCTATAGCTTTGCCTTGAGTATTAGAAAGAACCAAGAAGGTGAGGTTTGGGTCCTTAAGCCACTCCCAACTTGCTAAACAAGCTGTAATAGTAGACTTACCAGTACCGCGTCCTGCCGTCAGGATACAGTCATTGGCACCTTCTTGGATCTCTCGTGCAATTTCGTATTGGATTTTGGTAGGTTCCCCAAGACCAAGATGCTTAAAACAAAAATACAAATGGTTTCTAAAATCATCTAATACTTCTTGAGGAATCTTCATCCAATCTCCTTATCGTCTACGACGACTAATTAAACCAGCCATACCAACCAAAGCAATAGCTCCTGGGGTTGGAGCATTCAATTGAAATGCACCACCAGCGGTATTGATGATGAAGATAGGAAGTGGGCGCCAATCACCCCACTTGTTTTGTGCATTTTCGTCTGTAAACCAAAACTGATTTACATTTTGGCCTTGCGACCAAACAAACTGATCACCCATAGCATCATTAAGTTGAGCACCGATATTCATAAAGTAACTCCCTGCTGCAACTTGGAATGTAAACGGAACGTAAAACTCATAGACTGGTTGACCAAAGAAATTATAATCACCAGTTGCAGTAACAGTAATACCTGAAAGATCAATCTTTTGGTTTGTTACTTGAGTTTCAAAGTCTGTATTCCACACAATGATTTGGAAGCAATCAATATTAGTTAAACCTTGATCATTAAAACCATTCATGGAACCCCACCAACGAATAGATGAAGTTGAATATGCTTCTTCAAGATCAAAACCCTGTGCTCCACTTTGAGCATAAGTATATGATCCCTTGGAATCAAAAGCATCTGAGTAAAATCCAACTGTATCTACAACTGGATTATTAGCAACAATAACTTCAGCACATGCGGCTGATGAAATAAACAATACACTAGCAATAGCCATCTTCATATTAATAAGCTGCTTTCTTAATCTTAAATGGAGCAGCATCTTTAATAGCTTGCTCTACGGCTTCAATAGACTCACTTGGGATCTTGTTTACTTGATCCTTGTGATCACTGAGGATGCCTCTAATAACGGTATATAAACCTGGTGTACGTCGATCTGGATCTTGTAGATCATTAACCAAACAATCTAAAAGAAGATCTTGTAATTGATTTAACTTTTCTTTCATGGCTTCTTACCAAACAACTCAGCAATCTTTGAGATTGGGAAAATATGACCTACAATGTAACCAACTACTGCAAGCATACCAGCAAACCAAACACTACCGAGGAACGATTCAAAACTAGCTAATACTGTTGTCATTTTTTGTCTCCTTTGTTTTCTTGAATGCTGCATCAAAAGCAGGATCAGATGCCCTGAGTGCAGCTACCATTTCCCGTGCTGTAACAGGATTATCCTGTGCTAAAGCTTTTCGTGCTATATCAGCTTGCTCTAGTTTAGCCTTAGGAATAAATAAACCTAGTGAGTAAAATATACCTTTTAATAAATTACCTAAACCTGTGTACCATAGTAAGAATACTATAGATATAAGACTAAGGGTAATCATAATATAAGTTAATAAACTTGCCCACCAAGGTACTTCGTCTTCTACTTTAGTTAACGCAACCAAAGTAGACTTAGTTTTGTTTTAAATCATCTAACATTGCACCGTGACGAGCATCATTAGATGAAACTTGAATCTGGGCTTTAACCAAATCTTGAACAATAATCTTTAACTCAGCTAAATCTTTATCAGTCTTATCAATTAATTGACTTCTTTTTCCAATATCAATAAAAAATCCACCAACACCAATAGCTAATACAATAAGTTGAAACCATTGAAGTACAACTGTTGGACTATTACGATTCTTTTCCTCCATTAGTTTCTCCTTATTCTTGAGTTGCTAAAGAATTAAATCCACCACTATTAATTAAAGCTAAAGTTCCATCTGTATTTAAAACAGATAAACGAATCCAAAGATTACTAGGAATACCTAGGTTTGTAAACTTTACAGCACATTCGACACGATTTGCAATACCATAAGCTCTAGAACCAATACCAGCTTCACCATACATAGTAAAAATTCCCATTGCATCATAAGTATAAATATTTTTATTATTTGCTACTGTACCGAATAACACTGGAGTTGCAGCTCCAGTAATAGGACCTAATGTAAAACCCCAAGGGCCTGAGTCAATTTCGGTATCATCAGCATTACTGTCTCTTTGTGGATGTCCTGCATCTGTATCAGAAAACTTTCTATAAACTTTAGAATATCCTAAAGATTTTAAACGTGGAACACGAATTGCTAAGGTAATTACATAACGAGTATTACCATCATAAATTTCAACTGATTCATTTTTAATGTATACTTTTAGTTTTGATAAATCTGTTTTAGACCAGACTCTGGCACTAGATGCTTCTAATTGACTGTATTGAGTTTTATAGATATCTGTAACTGACGATACTAAAGCTCTAGATTGATAATTTGCATTGTCGGTTAAACCATATTCTAGGATAATTGATGACTTAAGTTTATCTCTAAGTGCATCAATAAAATAATTACTAATGACACCTTTCTTAGCCACAACTCTAAAAACATATTCATCTTCGGGATTAGGAACAAAGTTATGAGCATTAGAAAATATAGCATTCTGATCTACAAAACTTTGGTAAACACCAGTTGTAACCATTAATATAAGTATTACCTGTATAACTAGGATAATCATAACTTTGTCTGTACAAATCTAAATGTGGATTTAATGTACTTGTGTCTACGACTCCAACATTACTGGTGAACCAATCAATATCTGCTTCATTAAAACGATAATCATAGGTATTAGTATTTTCTGTAAGCCATCGTTGTTGCCAAGCAGTCCATAGTTTATCTGCTTTGGCATAAACACCTTCCCATCTATTACTAGTTGTACTATCTAAATTTTCTGTTTTTTGTAAACGATTCCAACCCTGAAATCTTACAGTTGGTTTTTCATTGGTAAAACTATTACTTGTATTAATTGAACCTTCAGCTGTTGATGCCATTGCTAAAGATTGTTTATTATAGTAAATAATTGTAGCAGGAATTTTCCACATACAACCAATAGCTGATTCTGCTGTTTCAAGTCGTTTATAATTTATAGTACTAGTTGAAGAATTTCCAATATAACTAAAATCGTAATCCGCAGCTATAAAGTAATTTTTCATTAATCGAGCAATTTTATCTCGTTGTTGTGGACTAGCGCTTACACTATAGTTATTTGGTTGTCTTACTCCAGCAAAACACATATCACGGAGATGTAAAAGATAAAAATCTTTAAAATTTACATTACCATTATTAAATGTACCACCTTCAGCTGAAATTGAATTAAATGCATTTTTAATACCATCTATATCTAAATTTGATCCAGCTGCTACTGGTAAATAAAATAGTGGTTCTTGTCCAGCTGTTAAACTAAATATAGGCATCTTAAGTGTTGTTGTATGACACTCTGGTACACTAAGATAAAAAGCTGCAATACCATAACCATATAGTTTTGATGTATAGGATGTTTCACTTGCTGAGACAGTTGTTCTATTGAAATAAGGACTTGTATATACTTTAGTAACTGGAGAATCTACAGATTGTACTCCATGAAATACAAGTGGCAAAGGACCTGTTAAATTATAACCAGATGCACTGTATAATTCATTGGGTTTATTCCAATACATTGATTTATAATTGCCAAGATTATCAGTACCATCTGATTTTGCTGTATTAATTCTACCTTGATTTAAATTCCATTCTAATTTAATCTTAACTGGATTTGACAAACGATCTGAAACATCTTCAAGACTATTGGTTACATTAGTAAAATAAGTAACTGGATCTTCTTCGGCTGGTAGAATTTTCTTAATAATATGATAAACTGTAGGAGGATCTGTAACTACCCATTGATTAGAGTTATTTTTAAATCCACCAAGTTGTGTTACTGAAGAAACATTAAGTCCAGTTCCGTTGTACCATGAAAGGTTTGTTGGAGGATAGAATGTTCTATCTGCAAAAAGAAGTTGTGCTTGGGTAATATCAACTGTTGGACTTTTTGCAGTCCATTTATTACCATTAGGATTAGAAGTATCATATACTAAGATATCTTTATTAGCTACTGGAGTTGTATCAACATCAGATAAATCTGAAATAGACCCAATAAAAGGATTGCTAACAAATTTAGTACCATTCCAAACAATAGCATGCCCAGCTTGTAAATTACTAAAGTCAAACTCTAAACTAGAGTTTGTACCAGTAATGTAAAACCCATTAAGAGTTGGGTTGATCATTGTCCAGTATGCAGCATTAGTTGGATCAATGCTACTGGTGGCTTGGATACATTTATAAATTTTATTGTTATATGAGACAATACTACCAATTGTATATGAGGTTCCATTTAGCCACGCACTAACTGCGGTTGCTAAAGAATAATTAACATTAACAGTTGAGTTAGTAAAGTCTTTTTCCTGGGTTACAAATAATAACTGATAGAAACAATCATTAAGATCTTTAGCAGTAAGCTTAGCGCCTTCTGAAAAATTAGTAATCATGCGATCACTAAGAGTAGATCTTTGTAGTACAATTTGATCAAAATTAACTAAAGATGCTGTAATATTAATAGTCGCATTAGTTTCATTAATAGTAAAGTCTGTATTTAAAATCAACTGAACAGTATTACTTGTTGTAGAGTTCTTCTTAAATACTTTTAACTGAGTTGAAACTGAATAATTACAAATCCAATATAAAGAATTATAGGAATAAGTAGTGCCACTAACAGGCAAAGTTACTTCTGTATTTGTAAATAACGAAGAATTCGTAGTTAAATAATCATAACAAGGCATGCTTTCTCCTTATTCAATGCTGGTATTTAGAGATCTAAAGTTACCAACAATCTCTATATTTGATATATTACACGGGGTTGGATAAGATGATCTGATAAAGATTTTACAATTCTCAGAGTAACTGA